ATTGTGTGCAATGAGGATATTGCATACGCACTGTAACGTCGGCCCTGTACCGCCATTGGTCATCTTGATTGTCAGGAAACCGCCGCCCTGAACAGCATTCATATCCAGCATGCCGCGAGTAGTGGAGCCTGCCGTATTGGCAGCGCTTGCTACTAGCGTCCGTGCATTTTTAGTGAGTGCCATTAGGTTATGGTCAGAGTTGTAGCGCCAAAGTCAACGGTGAAAGTTTCACCGGAAAGCACGGAGATGGACGAGCCGTAATCCCAATAGCTAATCAGGTTTTTGGCCGCGCTGGTATCGCTATAAAGGACTGCGTAACGGAACGGGCCAAAGCCTGATCCTGAGCCTGTCCAAACTATATCCGTGCAAGTCAGTGAACCTGTTCCAGCAGGGGTTTCACTCCATACGCCCGTAGCATCAGCCCCACCAGCCGTATAGCCGCCTGTAGTAGTTAAGTCTGTTAAGTCAGTGAATACGGTATTAGTCGTAACGTTTGGAGTGCTGTTAGTCAGAAAGACTTTAAGCACGTCCGTATCGAGGTTAATCTTCTTTAACCCGATCTGCTCCGCGAAGTCGTTAAACTTTACAAATGAAGCCATTACATTTCCTCTTTAATGAGTTGCCAACTACCATCTGCCTGTTTTACCGCCGTGGCTTTCGTTTTCTTCGGTTTCGTTACCGCTTCAAGTAAGCCGTCTTGTGAGGCTTTATGGCTATCCATAAGCGTCTTGACGTTCTGTTGCAGAGAGTCAACAAGAGACTTCATGTCGTCGCCGTTAGAGAGTACGTCTTCCTGCCCTTCGGCCTGTAGCAGAGCTATCTGCAAGTCGGTTTCTTGCTTGATTTGCGCTATCTTCAGCTTTGTCTCGGCGTCAAGTTGCGCTTTCCATGCATCGATATTCGGCATTTCACCGCTACCTTGGCTCATTGCCTGCTCTTTCGCAGCCAATTCATTGGCGTACTTTTCCAGCTCTAGCTTGATAGCCTCTGTCTTTATCTGCGATTCCTTGACAAATACCTCAGTTGATTTTCTCTGTACGTCCATTGACTTCTTGTCAATTTCCTGCTCCGCTTGCGAAAGTGCCTGAGCCTTTTGGTCAAGTTGCTGATTTTGTTGCTGAATCTGTTGCATAGCCGCTTGAATTGCCGGAGGTATGGCGGGTTTCCCGTCTTCAGGTTCTTGCAGCTGAGGCGGCAACATCTTTTTGAGCCGTTCGGAAATCTTGTCTGCCATCGGCCAGTCGAACGACTTGAATAACAAGTCACCAATTGTTTGCATTAACTCAGGCTGGCTCTGCGTGACTTGCAGCATCATGTCAGCCTGTTCCATCCTCTTCGTGGAATAGGATGGGCCAACTGTCGCGGTCACGTCGTATTTCCCGACACCAAGGTTATAGATAGTCTTTATCCCGCCCTGATCGTCTTGATGATCTTGTGCGGAGGCTTCCTGATTCGGGTCAATCTCCGCGGAGCCAGAAACGCCGTCTTCACCCAGAACACGGATAACCATCTTCGTATCCATGATCTTCGGGATAAGATCGATCAATATCCGGCCACCATGGCGTATTGACGTAGCTACGTTGTCAGGGAAGTGAAATGTACCGGTATCCGTCTGTCTTTGCAGTGCTTGTAATGCCCTCCCGCTCTGTTGCGGGTCAGACTGCCCCACAGATGCCTTAAACATCCCCAGAGAAGTCTGAATATCGTGCTCAATAATCTCAAGATGCTTGATCATCGCCGCCTCAAGAGGGGCGGGAGCTTGTCTTTGTGGTGGCGGGACAATCGCGCCATTAACATCAATAGGGTCATACTCCAGCCGCGAGTAATTGACGCTATTTGCCTTGTTCCACTTGTCGCCTTCGGTCGCAAACTGCCCAACTGCGCCAACAAACGGAGTTTTAGGCGATAGAGCCAGCTTTTCGGTTATCGTTGAGAACCAATAGTTATAAGCGCGGAGACTGTCCTTTGCCGGGCGCACAAGCCCTTTTATGACTTTCTTTCCCTTTACCGTGGAAGCGCGGCCTTCAACTTTAACGATGGGGATATATTTCCCTGCCCAATCCCGCTTCTCCAGTATTTCCAGCCCAGTCAGCTTGCACCACTTGACAGACTTGGTTTTGGTAGGACGGCTTTTAACGATTCCAGGAGCCTCAAATCCTTGCTTTACCGCTTCGTCAAAGTCTTTCTTGAATAATGTCGAGCCGTCTTCCAGTAAAAGGAGCTCTTCATCTTTGTAATCGAAGTAAAAGTACTCGCAGACTCTGATTGTTTCGTTGTTTGTCCAGTAGCGCGACTCTGAAGCCAATCCGGTGCTGAAATCAGCGATATCAGACTTCGCCTTGGGGAATTCGCGCTTGAACCGCTCCTTGGGCATGTCTTCCAAGACGAAACCGTACTCGGCATCCGATCCATCGGGCATCATGTGTGGGCCGAGGTATACCGAAAAGGTATCTTTTACCGGCTTGAACAGAATCTCCTGATCAAAGCTGTTTTCGTCAACAAAGTCAGTGACAAACCGGAAATAACCCTCGCCAATCTTTACCGCGGACTCTCCAGCAGTCAGATAAGCGATATCCGCGTGCGAATCATCCTCGATACGGCGGATTAACTCCTGGAAAACCTTTGCAGTCTTCGGGTCTGCTTCGTCGTCTACAGGCCTGGCTTTGATAGACGGCTTATTCTGCCGCATATCATTGACAACTTGCGTTATGTATTGGTTAATCTTGTCTACTGTCAGACAAGGCCGAGAGCCATTTACGTCGTTTTCACGAGACGCGCGAATCGCAGGAGGCCACTGCTCGACATCCGCGAAAATCAAGTCCTGGAGTTGCTTTTCCCGCTCTTCTTCGTTATCGGATACGCATTGCTCAAAACGTTTTCTGGCTTCGTCAAGAATGGCTTTGTCGCCTTTCGCGTCTTTTAGCTCATCCATGCCGTAGAGTTATTCCCTAATGTGCGCTCCGGTTCAGGAGCAACTGGTTTTTGTTCAAGTGGCCAGACTAAATCCAAGTCAGGCTCTGCGATTCTTGCCAATGCGTCGAATAAATCGTCGTGTATACCGTGAGGAAACGCCATATATTCCTCTTCCACGAAAGCATGAACGAGGTCTACAGGTTGCTTCTGCCAATCGGTAACGTGAAGACTTTTAGGTAGGTAAAAACGACCCTGCTCGAAGATAGGAAGCAGCCTTTTAATCCGGTCAACCTTGGAAGTTATCCCGCCGACTTCCGTTATCTTGAAGCGGTAGGTTTCCTGTTCCATTCTTGACTCTAAATGCTCTATGTCTGCCATTGCGCCGTATTTCTCGTAGCGGACTTGCCGCGGCTTCCATTTTCTGTGCAGCTTGAATACCCAATCTCCGCGCTCTTTCAGGTTCAACCTATCCCGAACCATATCGAGAGCGTAATAGTTGCCGTCCTGACCTAGACCGATTACCCACATTGCGGTATAGTCAGAGCCGCGCTTCTTAGACGATGCCGCGTCAACAAGCAAATATTTATTAAGTTTCTTTTCGTCTACTGTGGAATAGCTTTTTAGCCACTCTCTTTTGAAGCCTTGCATGGCATCAGCGCGAGGGTTTAAAAGTATCTGGCAAGCGTAGGTATAAACTCCCATGTCGCGCCGCTTCTCGACGTGCGTCTGTTCAGGCCACAGGACACTTTCGCCTTCTTCCGTACCGCCCACTCTGCCGGGGTGTTCCCTTGCAATTGCTGTTCCGCGAGACTTCAGGGTTGAGTAGCTATCGTTAAAGTGCCATCTAGTACCGATGAAACGCCTATGACCGCCTGGAGTCACGCCGAGGTTGTAAGACTGCTCAAGAGACTCCATAGTCTTGGCGATCATTTCGGGAGTCGTTACCGAGTCTCTTACTACGATGTCATCATATAAAAGTATCTGGTAATGCTTTGAGGTCGGCTGTCCGTCGATTAAGCCCCATGCCTCTATCGTTGCTTCTTTGGGATTCCCATTTCGTCGAACAATGATTCCATCGTCCTCTGACCACTTAGGTGCGGCTCTAACATCTTTGCCCCATAGGATATCGGGAAAGGCGTTATGGAGGACTTGGTTACTTTCAAGTTCTCGCATGATCTGTCGCAAGAAAGCTTTTGCAATTGGCCGAGTGTGACTAAACAATCCGAAAGTAATCTCAGGATCATTGAGGATGTCACTAATTGTCTGGCCGAAAGTGATAATAGACGATTTACCATGCTCCCGGCTCCATAGGTCTATATGTCCGTTAGGGCTGGCTTCTACTTCCCTGATTCTTGCGTACAGCCACGGGTGCAGAAGGTCAACCCTACGGCATGCCCGAACCAATAAATAAGCTAGATCAACTTTGCACAGCTCGCGGACAACGCCTTCAAGGTTCTTCTGTTTGCGGCCTGAAGCTTCAAGCGAGTCCCAAAAATTGATTAGCTTTGGTAACGGTAAAGCGCGGAGCCTTGCGATCTGTTCGGGGTCAAGCATTCATTTGCCCAATAAAAAACCCTCCGAAGAGGGTCATTTCTAGATGTTGTGGTGCCACATTGGTTGCGCCGCATCACGATAATCTTCGTGCTTGTGATAGCCCTTAAGACGATTGCACGTCCAACACAGTATTTGTAGGTTTCCGATGTCTAGTGCCAACTCAGGGTGACGGTATCGCGGCTTTACATGATCCACTTGTATGCTTTCGGTAGTGCCGCATTTCATGCATACAGACCCATACAAACTCAATGCAGCGAGCCTCAACTCCTTCCATGCGTCGCCTCTCAGAAACTCCCTAGACCGCGATGCTTTCTTTTTTACTTTTGCTGCCCTGTATTTGCGGGAGGCTATAGCCTGATCTACGTCCACCAGCCCTTTTCGTTCAGGTATTTCTATCCATTTAATTACCGCTTCCCGATCTATATACGTGACTCCGTCTAACCCTAATTTACCGGTTATTGTAAAATCCATAGTTGATTAGTTTTTAATCAGTAAACGAAGAATGGCTCAAACAGGAAGTTTGGTTACCATTGATCACGGGGCAGATACCCTAGTTATCCACAGATATTGTGAATAATTTTTTGCAAAATTTTGAGAAAGGCAAGAGTAGGGGGTACCTGAATCTAGGGGGTGGGGGTCTCCCCGGACTGGATTCACCCGGCACCCCTGCCACCCCTCTGATTGTCAGGATAGCCTCATAGACTTAGTTAATTGTACGTCAGTTTATACCATTTCCTACCTTAATCTGACAGGAAATGTGTCAGATTGCAATGTCCGGCTGAGGTATACCTCAAACTGACACGCTAACTCACATCACTTAACTTATCGAGTAACGCTCCAGCCTCTCCTGCCAGCGCTACATCCATCGATACGCCATTGATAACGTTGATATTAATGCCTTGAACGCCATACCTGTTGCGGTCTCTGCGCTCTGCGTACCATGTTGCCGCCTTCCACTGCTCCCTGGCACGTGCGAGGGGGAACTGATCATCTGCGTTATCTATCCCGTCTTTCGCCTCTCTGAGCATAGTATCTATCCATGCTTGTCTCAGCTCTTGATATTCGTCTCCTAGTGCCATGAGCCATGTATTGAGTGTCTTCTTATCAATGCTATGGTCTGTAGCTATCTGGCGCAATGTATCGCCTTGGAGTATCCTTACCTTTGCGTCTTCCAGGATTGCTTGCTTAGCACCCTCTGGAATTGGATTGTATTTAGTTGGCCTTGCTATCTCTGCACTCATGCATTACTCCTACAACGCAGCCAGATACACTCATACAAGATCACAGCATCTGCGTAAGATAAATTGCAATTTTTTGCAATTTCAGTTACTACACTATGCCTAAAAGTTTTATCTAGCTCATCCCGCCGATACTGGACTAGCTGAGCTAGTGCATCCTGCATCTCTGTGCGCTCTGTGCTCACATCCTCTGGAACGGGGTTGTATTTAGTGGGCCTGGCTATTTCTGTCATTGTTGTACGCTATAGCTGTCGCATCCATTACCGCAGTCAATCTGGAACTCGCTGGCAACCGCCACAGCCTCAACAGATGATTTGCCTAGGTGCATAGCCGCTAAGGCAAAATCTCTCCCTGAACCAGTAGCCCATATCGCATCCTCTACGAGGATTGGATAAGGCGTGCGCTCGTAGTATCTCACGCCAGACGCATCTACCACGACCACTGTAGACCAGTCATCTTTATCTTTCTGGCTATCGGGAAAAGCCTCTGGCTTGCATCCTTGACGCACCCACTCAACCATAAGCGCATCTTGAGATGCATTACCAGATGCGGCTACAATGGTATCGCCTATCTTATGGATTTTTGTTACTGTTCTGGCTAGTCCTGAGCTAGTAGCTCTCTTGTCTGCGGCCAAAGTCCTTCCGTCCCAAGCTATCACTGTCATCGGCTTTGCATCGGGATAAAGTCTTTAATTTCCAGCAGGCCTTCGATAGGCTGAATTTTTGGCCTAGGAAGATCATAACTCCTGATATCATCTTCCCTCACCCATACCATGTGATCTGATTTAATAAAAATCGCATCATCCATATGGACTCTCCAATAGAAAAAGCCCACCTAAGACGTGGGCTTGGTTACGTTGGTTAACGCTACTTACGTATCAGCATCCATAGCATGGAGGCACTACAATCGCAGGAGCGTTAGTTGCGTAGGGATTATTCACCGAATCGTTGCTGTACCGGCTTCCATAGCGTCCGTATGGATTATTGATTGAATTTGGTGCATACTGACTACCATGCTGCCCGTAAGGATTGTTCACTGAGTTAGGATCATACCGATTCGCGCTGAGATTACCAAGATACTGCCCGTTTTGCCTATTGACAAGACCAGGAACCTGTGCGAATGCTGATACAGATGTGAGTAAGACCAGTGCTAGTGCAAACTTCTTCATATACGCTCCTTATTATTGAATTTTGGGCGCAAAAGGTCGTGTGATTTAATAATAACCCATTTGCGTTACTGTGTCAAGCATTTTTTAGTGCCTTTCTGATACCCTGGCTAGGCTGACCATTGCCGAGCAGTTTGGCTTTTTGCCACGATTCCTCATCGAGATAAACTCCGCGACGCTTGCCGCCCTTGCCGCCATCGAGGACGGGAGGGCGGCCTATGGGGTTTTTAGCCCTATTTTCCGGTGTACTCACCAATGGTTTCTCCGTTTGCGTCGGTAATCAGATATTTTTTAAGTCCATTTGGAAAAACTCTTGCCGCTTTCGTCTTCGCCGCGTGCCTGGATACTAAATATTCCAGCTTTTCCTCGAACTCGTCATTGGAGTAATCCCCCTCGTGCCATGACCTTATAAGGGACTCCATCTCTGCGATGGCTGTGGGTTGTTTAGTCATTCCATACCGCACGATATTCAGAGCCCAGGCGGTCATATTCAGCACCGAGAGTTGTGATTCTGCTGTTCCTCTCCGCTGTCCAGCTTTTTGGAAATTGGCTATGTTGTTTCCAGGCCAATCCGTCCATTTGCCTCTTGACCGCTTTTTGCTGAGCGGCTATCTCTTGGCTTTTTTCTACTTTGGCTTGGAATTCCATTTTGTCTCTCCTGGTTAATTACGTTGTCGATGTGTTAATTATACACACACATAATTAAATAGCAAGAGAAATAATTACAAGAATTCACAAGAATTACTTGTTACCAGATTCCTTTCCGGTCTACGCCCGCTTGTATCAACTTCTTCGCATTATGCAGTGTCGGCGCATAAAACACGATCTGATAGCGGTATTTTGAGTCTAAATATTGATGATTTATTGCCGCTCTTTCTTGATCCGGCAAATCTCCAACAATAGTATCTATTGCACGAGCTAACCAGATGTCGCCAGTATCCTCTATGTCTGTTATAGATGTGACCCCCAGTTGTGCCAGACCAGCCGCTTTATGTGGATACCCTTGCTCTATAGCGCCACCGTGACGCATCCAATCGGCCCAGATTTGCAGTTGTATTTCCAGACGACTAAGAGGCTCCACTATCTCAATCCTATTTGCTACCTGCATTACCGCCTCCCTTTATGACCTTGCGGGTAATCGATTTGATGCGACGACTTTTATGCTTCCGGTGGATATCGGCCTGCCGCGCATCCGCCTTTTTCTGGCGCTCGGCATATACTCGCTGGCTGTCGATGATATCGAGCGGGTTTCCGTAAAGCCACGCAGGGAGAGCGGTAGATTTCATAGCCACTTAGCCTCTTCCCGCTCAACTTGAATAATCCGACGCGCCACGAAAAATACCGTAACAATTACGGTAGTGATCACGACTGTCAGGTAGACTGTTTTCTCTGTCACGCTACAATCGCCTTCGCAGACATGAGAATCTTTGCGCCTTTGCCTTGGTCATGGCGTAGACTCAGAGCATCAATCTTTAAAACATCCGAGGTTTTGCATATCCCGAATGAGTCGTACAACGTCCCGGTTATCGCATCCATCCAGAAGAATCTATCGCCGAGACATCCGGGGATAAAAACACGTTTATTTCCTATAAACAACGTGTGATTGCTGATCCAGTTTTTCTTCCACGCCTTATCCTTTGCCGGATTGAACAGACTGTTATTTTTCGTTGCATCGGTGCGGCCTTGATAGTTATCGCCAGCGCAGAAAGCCTCAGTTGATTTAGTGATTTGCTTTATTTCTACTTGCATCTTTTTCTCCATTGTTATCTGCCTTCTGCAATTGCCCGGTTAGTCAAAGCCAGCAATCCGATTTCATCCAGTTTCCATACCATCGAGAATCCTCTCCTGTGCAATCCATGCACCCCATTTGCGCCCCGGTGGTGCTCATAACAGAGTGGCGCTACTGCATAGTCATCCCGCGGCACGGAGACGTGGTGCACTTCCACCGGGCCGCGCTGATAGATATCGAGTTTGTACCAGCAGACTACGCAGGGGAGCTGAGCCACACGATCAAGATGCTCTTTAGCGGCTTTACTCATGCCCATCTCGTCCGATATGTGCAAATGTCCCGAGCCGTGCTGGCACCGCATCCGTAAATTTTTGCCAGCGTCCCATATCCCCATTTCCTTTCTTGATGCATTTGCCTCATGCGCTTGACTTGATCATCATTCAGCTTTGCATGCTGGTGGCACTCACCTACCCTATGGCCGGTGTGATTGCGCTTGACTTTACTCATTGGCGTCGAATACCCTGCGCCCGGCGAATTCAATGTAATCTCTCCACTTTTTATCGGGAAGCGTTTTTGCTCCCGCCTCAACTTGCACCCATAAGTCATAGCGGATGCCCGTTTCGTATGCTGCTTCTGAAACTGTTAATCCCGCCCTCACCCTCACCGCCTTTATGTTCTCCGGCGTCTGAGGAAGGTTCATGTCCTCGTAGCATTTTTCGGTAGTTGTGTAGCCCATTATTCATAACTCCAGATGACTTCATGTTCAGTCCCGAATGCCTGGATAAGCTCACACAAATCCGACATTTCCCGTTTCCCCATCTGGCTAGTACGCGCTCCGATCACGACGAAGCCACCGTCGATTCCTGGCACGGCTTTCTGCTTCTTCAGGCTCGCGCTGAGCACGTCCTTCCATTCGTCTGCGGTCAGCTTGTTTCCGTACCAATCCACTTTTTTGGATAGATCAGCGAGCAAGGCCCACATGAGAGCGTTTTGTTCGAGTGTCCGCGTCTTCTGCTTGATGACGCATACAAAATCCTCTGGCGCCGACTCAATGCACTGCTTCGCATAGTCCTTTCTGCGAGAGTCGATCAGGAAGATGGTTTGCTTATCGCCCATCAGTTACAACGTCCAGATTTTCACACCGAGCCTTTTGTCCACTCCCAAAACCGCGCTTCTCTGCATCTCCTATGCAGGTATGACATGGCAAAACTGTGTACGAATGGATTGTTCCTTCGGTGTCCACTGATCCTCCCATCTGAGTCAGAGTTGATCCGCAACGGTTACAAACAATTTTCATGATTCCAAGTTGTCCAAAACTTTCCGAACTCCATGCAAATCCTCGACAATGAAATACATGCCTTTCCATCCATGCATAAACTTAAGCTCACCTTCACTCAGCATTCTGGCGCTTGGCGGTTTAGCGCCATCTTTGACCTCGACCAGCGCAGTCTTAAAATCCTTGGATACGACCAGATCAGCACAGTTTTTAAGCTGAGATATGATCAGTACTGCACAGCCCATCTTGCGGAAAGCATCGACTATCTCCGGTTGATTGCGGTCAACCTTGGCGGCCCGGCGGAAACTCACCTGTAAACCCCCTCGTTAATTTTTAACTCACAAGAAAACCCGTAAGGATCAATTCCCGCGCTAATCACGTCATGCCATTTATCGGAATACCTGACGTAAAGCACGACACGCTGAGAGCCGTCCCCGCTGCGTTTGAGTATCTCGATCAACTCGTTCACGGTCAGGCCGGAAGCGGGTAGGTGGCTACGACTCACTTCTCCACCTTCGCAGTTATCCGAAATTTAGAGCATCTCAAATTCACCTGCTCACCCAGATCACAGAATTCTTTGTCTCGCACCAAAAAAATGTGGATACAGCCAGAGCAGTTGTGTATGGGGAGAGGGATTACGAGGAAGTCACTTTTCATGCGACTGTGAATCCGCGTGATACAGCCGGTTTCGAATATTTATGGATGTGCGGGCCGGTATAATCTCCGAACCGGGTAACGCTGCCATCGAACGTCAAGCGGCAGTCACCGACCGGCCCATTGCGATTCTTGCGGTTCCATATTTCCGCCGTACCGCGCGCGTCGCTGTTCTCGTCGTAGACTTCATCACGGTAAATAAAAAGGATCAGATCGGCGTCCTGCTCAATCTCGCCAGACTCTCTCAAATCGCTCATGATCGGCCTCTTATCGCCCCGCTCTTCAACTTTCCGACTCAACTGACTCAATGCTATGACTGGTACATCGAACTCCTTGGCGATTGATTTGAGGCCCCTGCTGATGCTTCCCACGGCCTCGTTACGATTATTACCCTCACCTCTCATAAGCTGGATATAGTCCACGACGATCAGGGATAATCCGTGCTTTCGTTTGATGCGACGGCAGCGCGAGCGGATATGCCCCACGGTAACGGCTGGCGTATCATCTATCTGCATTTTTAGTCCGTACAGGTGCCGCACAGCTTCATCACGATCTGCGCGGTTTGTGTGGTATTTGAGCATGCGTCCGGCGACTTCCCGGCGTGACATTTCAAGGGAAAAAACGGCGGCTGGCTCAGTTTTGGAAACATGCTCAGCGATCTGCAATGCGAGCGCAGTTTTACCCATGGACGGGCGCGCGCCGATGATGATCAAATTACTTTTACCAAGCCCGTTCGTCAGCCTGTCAAGTTCAATGATGCCGGTGGACGCGCCTTTATGTCCTAATTCCTCCCATTCCACGGCCTCGTCAATTGCCTCGCCGATGTGGACGTAATCGCGTTCGGTTTCGTTATCCAAAACAGACAGTATTTTTTGTTCGGCGACAATGGCTATATCACGCGGGTCTTGCCGTGATTCGCAGGCCACGGAAATTTCTTCGGAGGCGGCAAGCAGCTTTCGGAGTATCGCGGCATCCGATATCAGCTTTGCGTAAGAGCGAATATTCGCGGCAGTGTTGACACCCATCGCCAGCTCGGTTATGTACTGCAAACCGCCAACTCTATCCAAATCTCCGTGCGATTCGAGTGCCTCGGATAACAGGATGATGTCAACCGGCTTTCCGGCTTCCAACATTTTCTGGATAGATCGAAAAATAAGCCGATGATCTTCACGGATCAGGGAACTACCAGCGAAATCTGAGATGCGGTCGTATGAACCGTTGTCTATCAGGAGGCAACCGATTAGGGATTGTTCGGCTTGGATGCTCATCGCCGTTGCTCCGAAAATCTACCAACAGAACCACGTATCCAATTCCTCCATGAAGCATTCCAATCGATGAATTTGTTACCGCGTGATTCGTGATGGTCTTTAAAGTGAAGCGTTACTGGTTTGATATTTTCAGGGCTGAGTCCTAGCTCAATTGCCCAATCAAACATCTCAGGCGTTACAGAAAAGTCTTTAGGAAAAGAAGTTGATTTTTTCTTGTCGCTTTCTTTCTTGACATTTACTACTTTTTCTGTTTTCTCAATTAATGATGGTTTAATGATGGTTAATGGTGGTTCGGGTGTCATGGGTGCTAGGGGTAACGCGCATCCATGCAAGGGGTCGTGCGCATCCATGCTAGGGGTAGCACTGGTGCTAGGGGTAGCACTGGTGCTAGGGGTAGCACTGGTGCTAGGGGTAGCATCCATGCTAGGGGTATGGATCATATTGATGTTCAATTTGTAGTGCCGTGACTGTCCTGGATTTCCTCCCCCATGATTCGCCACTACAGATAAAT